TTTTTATCGTGCTGGTCTAAATATAACATTTCAATTATTGGATTCATTCATTGCTACCTTTGATGGTGTGTACAGTACGTGTTGTGTTGGTGGTGCTATAGATGGCCAGTGTATCTCATATTTAGCTGGGGTTGTTGTCTTTTCTGTCTTACGAAGTCTATCACCGAAGTCCAACCAAATCAAGCCGATAAGATATGTTGCAATGCTGCCAAGAATAAACATCATCGCCTTCTCAATCAAACCGGTTTTAATCTTTTCCCACCGTGTTGCTGCTTTCTCTTCTTCAACAATCTCTTTAGCTACATATTGGTGATGATAAATGTGTGTATGTGCGTCTAATTCGTGAAAGAATGAAGATAACTTCTCCTTGATATCACGGAGGTCCTTCTCTTCTTCACCGGCGTGGTGGGTTAACATTCCCACCAAACCATCAATCTTGTCTTCAAGCCGATCATCAGACCGGCGGCGATATTGTTCAGCCATAATACGTCCTATAATGGGGGTTCTTGTTATTATAGGAGTCTTTGCTCCTTTCAGGCTTGTATTTATAACTCCTTGTAATGACGGGGGAGTTGGCCTGAAAGGCATACACGTCATATCCGTATTTAGTCGACCGTCTCAATCATAGTAGGTCGGTATAAATATATGTTG